TCCCGATCATCATTAATATGTTGTTGAAGTGTTCTGTTCATTGTTTTAAATCAGAAGGGTTTTCTTCCTATAGATTCTCTCACTAAATTGAGTCTAGTGAAAGTTTTATTAGTTGTTATCAAATGAGATAAATCTACTATCATATATAGACCGCCTTTTCTTTGGCTGACTGATTTGTAACTCTTTTGGGTTATCTCTGGAAAATCACAGTAAACTAAATCACCTGCATGTAATCCATAATCTCCTGGTATTGTAACAGATAACTTTTGAGTGAACAACTGATTATATCTCATTGCGGATTGGCGAATAATCGCGTCAATATCATAATCATTATCTTTGGATTTTTTCAACTGTTCTTGCAAATTGTTACCAGGAGGAAGAACTCCTTTCTTGTCATATCTGACAACTACACGAGTTGATTTATCTTGTAGCCCTAAATCTTTTGCAATTGTTGGATGCTCTTTGCCACCCATTTTATCCTCATCTTCTTGATTCTTATGCGATGTTTCATTTATTCTTGGTTTATTATCGTAAAAATTTGTTGCTCTTAATTCTGTTCTGAATAAGGAACCAGTCACCAATGCTTGTTCAACATCAATTGCGCTATCAAAAGAATATTCTAATATTTTACCATTATATTCTTTTGGAAGTTGTGTAGTTCTTGTGTAAATTAATTTACGTTTATAATTCTGTTTGAACAAATTGTCAATCGACTTAAACTTATAACCTTCTGCAGTTTCAAAAAATAAGTACCCCGCACTTTTTCCTAAAGATCCAACAGGAACAGATCTTTTAGCCAACCATGTGCATTTATAGAATGGTTTTTCGGATCTACCAAGAAAACTGAATAAATTTGCAGTATCATCAACATCAATTTTTTTTGGAGTTTTTAATACTGAAGATAAAATTGTTTGAACTGAATCTGAAATTTTACCATCATATCTTTTTGTTACTCTTGTCTCAACGAGCTCGTTATCTAAACATTCTTTTGACCAAAGATCGAGTTTATAACTTGTAAATTGGGTATCAATTGAATCTCGAATAGATTTAATTCTAAGTTGATTATTTCCTGATAATTTTAATTCATTTCCATATGCATCAGATAGTTCCAAAGAAACTTCCTCACCTCCAGTTAATTTTAAATCTTCCATTTCCAATGCAGATGAATTAGTGCCTTTAGTTCTTCCACCACTGTCCACTAATACCACCGTTGCACGAATTGTATTATCTAAGATGCTTTCATAATATTGAAGTTGAACAGAACCCAAAGAAACATCAAGTTTCTTCCCATTGTTTGAAATAATTTCAAACTTTGTTATGTTATATTCTTTAGCAGCAATATTTGGGGTTTGGTATGTCATCCGATTAATGTTGGCATTGTACTATTTACCCCAGGAAATGCAATACTCGATGGTGTAGAATATTCCATATTATTTGAACCATCAGATTCTTTTAATATTATTTTTTCCTGAAGAATGAGAATTGTTTCTGGTTGATCATACGATGGCATCATCGCAACTTGATCTGCAGCATTCATAATTTTTGGTTTTGTTGATGCAACTTGAGCAGGAGGAGTGGGAGATGCTGCTGATGCAAGTGATTTTCCAGTTTTTGTTTGTAATGATGGTGTATATCTGTTTTCACTAAATTCAAAGTGCCAAGGTTCTGGTTGTGGGAATGACGCTCCAGTATTAATCCAACCAAATCTAGATCCATTTTTTTGAGCCCAAGAAATTCCATTTCTAAGATCAATTGCAATACCCATTTCATGCTTCGAAGTGCCCGGTGCCGCAGCATAATTTCCTCTTCCTTCAACATATGCCTTATAGAGTTGTGCTTGTTTTGCGGAGTCTCTCCATGCAGATTCAAGCGAAATACTTATACCATCAGATGCAGCAGCTCTCTTCATATCAAGATATGCTTTTGCAGCATCTGGTCTAAGTCTAAAAGATCCCTCAACAATTACCGTTTCATTTGAAGACAAAACATTTGGACTTTTTGCTGAACCAGTAATAGTTCCTCCAGGAGCCGGTCTTCTTTTTTGAATAAGTTGTTGACTACTCAAATCAGTTTTAGCATTTTTCTTTTGTGGATTAAATCCCATTGTAGATAATATGGAAGATACACTCCTAATATAATTTGCATGATTATTTCCATCACTTGTTGGTGCATATGATGGAAGACCCGCTTTTAATCCTTCAACAGCACTTCCATATGTTCCTAGACCCTTTCCATACTTGGAATTATTATTCCAACTATTAACATGCTCTTTAACTGCTTCATCTAGACTATTATATACTGCAAAAGTTCTTTCTTTTCCATCATTTCCAATTATTTTTACAGATCCCTTCGGCCCTTTTCCTGTCTGACCAAAAGGATTATTGTATTGTCTAGCTAAAGGACTACCCAAATAACCAGATTCATGCATTGCCATACCAGCAACAAGCTCTGGCATTGCAGCATTATTTTTCTTAGCGAGTTCATATATGGTTGCAAATGCTTGCTTCTCAGTCATTCCTAAAGGCAATGGACCATATTCAATGTCTCCATATTCACCTTGCTGTTCTTCAATCACGGATGAAGCAGACTTTGTTTTCAAAATCTCAGAAAATATCTTGGACAATCTATTTTCTATACTGATCTGAAATACCTTTGCAATCTCAGTGGCAAGTCTATCTGTGTTTGATGTGGTAGAAGAAATTTGTCGATTTAAAGGAACTGGACCTCCTGAAGCCATCCTCAGAATGGCAGAAGTCAAATTACTAATTGATGCATTAGACTGGCTTTCAACTGTAGGACCTATCAATTGAGATATTGCTTGTCCAAAAGATTGATAAACTCTTCTGTCGGGTTTTTGACCCATTGCAATATCAACAGCAGCAGACATTAAAGAACCAATAAATGGAACTTTTTTCAGTTCTGATGATGTTGTCATCAATGAATTTAATGGTCCTGGTTTTTGTACGTTTGCAGATTTTGGAAATATTCTCTCAATTTTTTTAGAACCGCCAATATCTCTTCCAGGTTGTGTTTGTTGTTTAAAAACAACTGGTTGTTTTTTTGTTTTAACTGGTTGTACTTGTCTTGATACTGGTCCACCAACAGGTCGATTTTCTCTTGTGACACCACCAGTAGCCATTTTGGTTACTAATCCACCATTGACCTTCTGCGGAATTGGGGGTGGTTGATATATTCCTAAAGTCATGATCCGATTGATCATGTCTTTGAAGTTATTTGTGAAAGAATTATATGTTTTCTGTGCGTCTTCTCCACCAACTTCTTTTATTTTCTTTGAAAGATCGTCCTTAAACTTATATCCTCCTTCGATTACACCTCCTGCAACATCTACAGTTCCTTTAATAATAGTTCCAAATGTATTCAATGCTGGTGGTAATATTTTTACCACTTGAGCAAGAGGAGACATTTTATCAGAATAATTTGTGAACATATACCCAAGGAAAGTATATGACAAAAAGTTTTGAACTGAATCGAGTAAACCCGTCTTTGGTAAAGATGGAAGTTGTATTTTTGTAGTTTCAGTTGGTTGCTTTTCTTCTTGTTTCTGTTCCTTCTTTTTTCTTGTTTCGTTTTCTTCGCGTATTTTTTTCTTTTTCTTTGTTTCTTGCTTTGTTTTTTTAGTAATATTTGTAATTTTTTCTACATTAATTAACTTCTTTTTGATTTTTAAATTTAAAAGATCATCAATCTTTTTATCATAAGCAGCAGCCATTCTTTCTGAAGTAGAAAGTTTTGCTGGTGGTAATAATTTCTGAGGATTGACTGCCATAATCTTATGGTACTAATCCGTAAATTTGAGCGTTTTCCATTCTTCTATTTCCTGGAGCTATTGCAGAAAACTGTGGTATTTCAGATCCTCCTGCCTTTGGTGTTGCAGAAGATGAAGATTGAACTACTGGAGGAAGCGTAACTAAACTTGATTTTGGTTTTGAAACTGGAAGAATTGAAGGAGTTCTGGGAGTTGATCTTCCCAATTGAATTGGTTTTTGATATCTTTCTGGAGCAACCATCATATCTTCTACAGTTCCATATCCATATTGTGTAGTATTTCTTTGCTCCATGAAATTATGAAGTTCCATACCAAGTTGTATTGCACCGATGCCTCCTGCAAGAGGCATTGCACGTTTTAAAATTGGAGCAGCGGCTCTTAAAGGTCTTTCTATTGCCTGTCTAATCGCTGGAGTTGGACCAGTTCTTACCATTTCTGGAGTGAATGCTTTGAATGGATTCCAACCACGATACCCAGTAGCTCCAGATTGGAACGCTTTATTGCTTCGAGTGATTTGTAAAGCATCGTCACCAAACAAGGTTGTTGGGTCGGGAATTTTTTTAAAGTATTGCTTTAGTCCGCCAAATCTTGCTGTGTTTTCACTTGGAACTCTCATATTTCTTCCCTTGTTCCACCAATCCATGAATCCGCCAACTAATCCACCATTTTGAGCAAACTGAATGTTTCCTGCAAACTTTGGTCTATTTGCGTTTGGTCCACCATGCATTTTATTTAAATTGAGTAAATTTCCTGCACCGATTGCTCTTACAGCACCACGGTTCATTACAATTTCTCCAGGAGTCAATGCAGTTAATTGTGTATCTGGTCCTGCTCCAGTTATTTTTAAACCAGTACTCTTATCAATTAAACCGCCAGATGCAAATAAACTTGGGAATAATTTTGGAGTTCCGTCTGGATTTCTTCCATATGGAGCTTCTTGATTTTCTTTTATTTCTGTTGCGGTTTTTTTCTTAGGTTTTACATCTGGTACACGTCCAGGAGCAACTCCAGGTACAGTTCCTTCATATCCAGTTAATCTATATTCTTTTCCTGTCGCTTTTCTCATTGCTGCTGTGCCAAGTTCACCTAGAGCAGTCACACTTGCAGCAGCTGCAATTAATGGAAATCTAAATGCAAGTCCTTTAAGTACTCCAAGTAAATTTCCAATAAATCCACGAAGGGGAGTAAGAAATGCTACTGCTGTACCAAGTAGAGCAGGCCAAAAGTCTTTAATGAATTGGCCAAGGGCTGCAACTTTAGTTGCATTTTTGGGGTCTGCTAACCAGTTCAGTGCTTCAGTAACTCCCCTTCCAAGGAAAGTATAGTACAAATAATTAATAATCGAATCAAAAATACTCTTAGTTGGGGCAAATAATTTTTTAGCAGAAGCTAATAGTTTCTTTGCTTTTGATTCTAAACTTTCTTCCTTTTCTGCTCTCTTTTTATTCTCTTCTTTTTTTCTATCTTCTTCTGCCTCTTTTTTATCTTCTTTGCTTTGTTCTGTCAGATTCCCCGAAATTGACTCAACAATTGCACCAATACTTGCCAATGATTTTACGATAGGAGCAGAACCAACTCCTTTTCCAGCTGGTAAAAGTTTTTGCCCTATTCTTCCAACAGATGTTATATTATTAACATTAATTGTTTTTACTTTTGGTTTGAAGCGACCAACTTTTCCTCTTACTCTTTTTCTTTCGTTCGCAAGAATTGCTTGTTCTTCTGCAGGTAAAGTATTTTTTCCTTTAACTTGCGCTTCCTTTAAAAGAATTAAATACGTTTCATAATCAAGGTCAAAAACATCCTCAAGACCAACTAGTCTTAGAATTCTAGGATCAATAGTTTCTGTAACTAATTGGTCACGCATTTTGTTGTTGCTTGAGTCTCTCTTCGTCTAAGTGCTGTTGTAGTAAGGCAACATAGATGTCTCGTTCCCAAGGCATCATGCTTTCTATCTCAGTTAATGAATATTTATGGTACTGAATGAGAGAAAAATTGAGTTTATAATATGCTTCTAGGTCCATGTGGACCAGGCCTATGCGAAAAAATTGGCCAGACCCTCCAGAACAACTTCACTTTCAACACCACTCTTTGGATTCTTGACCTTGACAGTATGAGATAATTTAGGCATAGTCTCAAAGAATGTCTCAATCTGTTGGAACTGTGCTGTATTGAATTGATCAAGGAAGTCCATCAGTTCTTTTTGAGTTACATCAGCAGAACTCCAAACTTCATCCCCTTGATAGATCTTATCAATACATGATGCAACAAGATCAAATGACTGGTCGATTAAATTTGAGCCAGAAAAATCAAAGTTATTTTTAATGAACTGATCAAGTGATGGATACTTCATTTCCATCATGATTGAATCATCAACTTTAATTTTATTTGTATGCTTTTTATCTTTTACAACTTTAATTTCATCGACTGAAATTGTTACAGGAACTGTAATGTCCTCATCATCTGGACAAATGACATTGATTTCAATTTCTTCTCCGACAGACTTGCCACGAATATTGAGGAAAAGATATTCAATATCAAAAGTAGGAAGCGATTCAATCTTCACTCCTTTTGATAAAATACAATTTTTAATGACTGTTTTAATTGCTGATGTAATTTGCTTCATGTCCTCAGATTCCAATGCGAGAACAAGAAGTTTTTCTTCTCTAACTAAAAATGGTCTATATTGAATTGTTTCTCCAGTTGAAGGCAATTCCAACTCATACGTTGGTGTAGAAATCTTAGGTAAAGGCATGATCTATTATAATATATGTGAATATTTAGTGGTTTAGTCTGGGTCTCCTTTAACAATCTTCGAAGCGTTTTCTAATCCAACATAATATCTAGAGTATGTAAATGATACTGTACATTTTAAAAGGGAAGGTTGATCATATGAAACTGGTATAGAATTTATACTAATGGGATATGCATTAACAAAAGTATATGTTAAAACATTTTCTTGTTCATGAACATTTGAATTATATGTTTTTGTAGATGGAGTGCTAAATCCATCTGTATAATCTCGAAGACCAATATTCTTTTCAAATTTGAAAATTTTCATTTTATCTGTACAATAATCTTTAGGAAATCTCATTCTATTATTATAGGTTTTTTGATCAATTCCAAGTCCAGGGCCCTCCTCTTTACTTTTGGGTGTTTTATCATTGACGATGAATGTCATCCAACTATGGAAGAATTTTAAAATATCATATCTCTCATCAACATAAAAAGTAAAATCAATTCGATCATCATAGGATCTACGATATACATGTCTTTCAGTTTGTCCAGTATAATCGTTATTAATCTCGTGTGTTAGTAATGATGAACCAGGAAGATTTGCTTCCGAACAAAGTAATGAAATTTTATCTGTTGTTTGATTATTCTTAGGATCTATAGGCAAATCTGTATAATTTAACATCCAATATTGCAATCCTTTCTTTCCATCCTTTTCTCCAATATTATCTGGAACAGGAAATTGTACCAGAAAAAGATGAGTTAACGCAGGTTTTAAGATAGTATCTTTTATCTGCGAAATGGCTCTGTGAGGCATTACTAAATAAATTTACTTATATATTATGTATATGGGTAATGGCAGAAAGTATTAAGAGTCGCTATCAACCATCTTATCCCAATAAGTACCAAGGTGATCCCAATAATATCATTTGTAGGAGCAGTTGGGAGAGAGTATTTTGTCGGTGGTGTGATTTGAATGAAAATATTATTGCTTGGGGATCTGAAGAGATTCGTATCAAATATTATGATCCTGTAAGAAAAAAAGTTAGAACTTACTTTCCAGATTTTATCATTAAAGTCAAAGAAAGTAACGGACAGATCAAAAAGTATATCATTGAAATCAAACCAAAAAAACAAACTCTGCCACCCAAAAAACCATCAAGAACAACAAAGTCATATATCAATGAAGTCTATACTTATGTAACCAATGAAGCAAAGTGGAAGGCTGCAGAAGAATTTTGTAAAGATCATCAAATTGAGTTCAAGATAATTACAGAAGACGAACTCGGAATCAAGTAATGGCATCTTCAAGAGTTACAGAATTGCAAAAAAAACTCGATGGTTCTGAAGATGCAGAACTCATCATGATGAATATTATGGAAATTTTTAATGAAACCGAATTCATTCCCGAAATTGGTAAGTATTATACTTTCATCTACTTACCAAAAACAAAAGAAATAACATACGATGAACATCCTTTAGTTGCCGTAACTGCAATTGAAAAATGGGGATTCAAAGGTCTTAATTTTCATTGGCAGATGTTTAAGCAATACACTTGGCAAGAAGTAGCAGGAAAACTTCATACAGTTCATAATGACGAGATTGATTATCTTCGTACTTTACGTTATGCCAAATTTGTCACTAAATAGATAAAAAACTCTGATGGCAACTACCACTCAACCCATTTCTTTGCCAATAGGACCAAACGGGGTAAATATCCAAGGATATTTGGTAACAAATTCTAATGGTGATGCTGAGTGGTATAAAGCTGGTAACCCACTTCCCACATTTACTTCAAATCAATCCAACAATTATAATTGGCAACCTTCACCAAATTGTGATAATGTTCTTGGAACATGCCCAACACCATTACAAAAGCAGTTATTTTATAGCAACCCAACATCACAAAATAATTTAAATCAGGCAAGAATAAACACGTTTAATTCTCCAAATGGACTTAATAGTCCACAATTGGCAAAACAATTAAACCTGCCAGGTGCAAAAAATACATTAACTCCAGTTCCAACTCAAACTCCACCAGGAACTCAACCAACATCTCCAGGAGCTCCAGATCCCACCCCAGTTCCTATTGCAGATTCTATTCCTGGAGCTGTAGATCAGCAAACAGTAAATTATGGAACCTGGAAATATCCAACCAAAATAGGGGAAAACAAACAAGATTATATTTTGTTTGAAATGTACGAATATTCGGGAAGGGGAGATCTTTCAACCTTTGACCCTAAAAAAGGTCTTTCTAGAATGACATTTAATACAAACATTCTTGGAAGAGTATTTTTGCCATTGCAACCAACAATTAGTGATATCAATACTGTTGACTGGCAAAATGATACTATAAATCCTCTTCAACTTTTAGGAGCACAATTATCATTAAAAGGTCAGCAATCTGGTTATACCGAAGCTGATTTTGCTAAACTTAAAACTATGTTTGCAGATAATCCTGCAGTACAATCATATCTTCAGCAATGGTTTGCTGGAAAAGCGGTTGGAACAAATATATTTTCAAGATTTTCTGGTGCTGTTGTCAATCCAAACCTTGAATTATTATTTAATGGCCCACAATTAAGACCTTTCAATTTTAGTTTCAGACTTTCTCCAAGAGATAAAGATGAAGCAAAACAAGTAAAAGGAATTATTCGTTTCTTCAAGCAAGGAATGTCAGTTAGAAGAACTCAAGGAGATTTATTTCTTAAAGCACCAAATATATTTAAAATAACTTATATAAACGGACAAAATTCAAAAGAACATACATCATTGAATAAAATTAAGTTTTGCTCTTTAACACAATGCGGCGTTGATTATACTCCTGATGGATCATATGCAACATTTTATGATAAGGAATCAACCATGACACAATATGGATTGACACTACAATTTAATGAACTTGAACCAATTTATGATACCGACTATGAAGATCTTACAGATAAATCCACCATAGGTTACTAAAAATGTCAAAACCTTACTTCAGACAAGTTCCTAATTTTGAATACATCAGTAGAAATAAGGACGAACAGTACATCTCAAACTATGATAATGTAAAGAATCTTTTTAAGCGAGGAAAGATTCGTGAAGATATTTTTGGAGATCTTTCATTCTTCACCAAATACCAAATCATTGGTGATGAAAGACCAGACAACGTTGCCTATAAGTTCTATAAAGAATCTACATTAGATTGGGTTGTTCTTTTGTCAAATAATATCCTGAATATTCAAACTGAATGGCCTATGGCTCAAAATACATTTGACAGTTATCTGTTAGAAAAATACGGCAATTACGATGCCTTATATAATGGTGTTCATCACTATGAAACTGAGGAGATTCTTGATACTCGTGGTATAACAATCATTCCAAAAGGAACTCATGTTGATTATGGATATTCAATCACATATTACGATTACAATCTTCAACAAGAAGTCACTAAGTCAAATCTTGGTATACCTGTAACCAATTATGATTATGAGAATCAAATTCAAGAAAATAAAAGAAACATTTTTGTTTTAAAGCCCATCTATCTGAACACTCTATTTAATGACTTAGATAATATTATGCCATATAAAAAAGGTGGAGATCAGTATGTGAACTCCACCTTGAAGAAGGGTGACAATATCAGATTATTTGAATAACAAATTAATATATGCTGCTATAACCAATAGAGTTAAGCATATTTGATTGTATTTCACTCGTCAACCAGTTTTTGGAAATACTTCATCGCATCATCTTCATCTTCATCATCAGAGACTGACAGATTCGGAAGAGAAGGAGAAGACTTGCTCTTCTGATAAGATGCTTCCAGTTCTTCCATCACTTTTTCTTCTCTCGAAGGAGTTTGAACATACGATTCATACTCTTCCTCTTGCTCAGCGACAGCACGAGCAGGGCTCTTTTGACCCAGCACATACTTCAGACGCTTTTCCAGATCCTCATAGGATTTAAATTGATCGGGAGCAACGATAGCAGACAGAGAATACTCTTTCTTCCAAAGAGTTTCCAGAGCATCGTCATCATCCATCAGCGGAGCAGCAGAATCAAACTCCGACTTATCGTAGTTCCAATAACCTTCAACCTTACGAATCTTCAGGCGGAAGTTAGCACCACCCCAGAAGTCAAAGGGATTGATCGGTTCTTCATCTTCAAACTCTGGTTGCATTGCATTCAGAATCTTATCGAAGATCTTCTTACCGAACTTGAACAGGAACACTTTACCTTCGTTCTGAGGATTCGCAGGATCCTTCACAACGTAGATGTTGCTGTAGTAGTTCAGTTTGCGCTTCTGCTTACGCACAGTTTCCTTATCTTTCTCGCTACCGCTGTTCCACAGTTCACGATTGTGCTCCGACACAGGATCCTTCTGACCAATTGTAGTCAGAGAGTTCTCAATGTACCAACCACCAGGGCCTTGAAATGCATGGGAATACATCTTCACCCAGGGAAGATCCTCGCCTTCTGGAGCAGGCAGGAAACGAATGACTGCAGAACCAACACCGGTTTTGTCCATCTCTGGTTTCCAGAAACGTTCATCTGCACCACCAGAACCAGTGCTCATTTTCTCAACTTCTTTCACCAGTTTTTCGGTGAGAGAACCAAGTTTAGATTGCTTTTTAAGATTAGCAAAAGACATGTGTACCTCGTGTAAATTGGATTTGGCCTTTGTGTACTCCGTTATTCTAATCCTTCAGATCGTTCTTGTCAATCTGCTCTCGCATGACATCGATCAGTTTTGACATATTGCCGAAAATGACGTTCATATCAACATCTTTTTCAAGACCCATCATTGATGCAGACTCTGAGATTTTTTGTTTCATTGATTTTGCTTCAGGATCATCAGATAAACTCAGACGAGTGTAAAGAACCTGCTGTTTATTCAGCAACTTCTGAAGCAAATCAACGTGCTTGATTTTATCCTCCTTTGTCATCTTGAAGAATTTAAACACATTATGGTAAATTTCCTCTTGCATTTCGGAAATTTCAGCCATCTCAGCACGGACGACTTCGGATTCAAAAAAACTCATTGGTCTCCTACAATAATTTCTTTTAGGATTTTTTTGTAACGGAATACATCGATATTTAGAAAGGGAGAATACTTTTTCATTTTCAGACTCACAATCTCCCAAATCGGATCTTTCAACTTTTTATCAAAGTCTTTCCCGAACAGGAATATTCTATCATAGATTACCAAAGTTTCCAGGCTAATTTTCCCGCTCAGGAAACTTTTTAATACTTTTGGGTGACCGTTCTTACAGTCAAAGATTTCTTCAAATTTATTCTCAGAGAACAATTTTTCTGTTTCTTCTTTAAAAACGTAACTCAGCGACTGAATCTTTCTCTGCCATTCTGTATAATTTCGGTCACCTTCCCGAATAATGCTTCCAACCCACAAATTAGCAGGATCAGAGGCCATAACAAAATTACTGATAAAAAAGTCCTCAATTTCTTTGTCAGTTTTATTACGGGACAGTTTTTCGAACCAGAATCGGTCTTTTCGCTTGTAAAAAGACTGGACACTCGCTTTAATTTTTCCACAATACTTTTGGTAATCATAATTAGGTTGTGTAAAATGATTTTTCAGTGCAATATAGGTCTTATAGGTATCAAATGGCATCATTCTAAAAAAGTAATACGCGAAAATTTTTGCCGGAGTTTTTTTCGACCAAAAATG